CTGTGCTTCCGTCACCTGGTCGAGGTGGTTAGCCAAAGCGGACACGGCGGATGCAGCTCTCGCACCATCCAATCCCATATCCTTGAACATCGCCACCAACTGCTGGAAACCGCCCTCACTGTTCATTCCGGACAGGACACGCATAACGGCTCCGTTCATATCCTCATCCATCATCCGTTTGAACTCCTCGAGGCTCACACCGGCGGCTTGGACAAACTCTTCCGGTTTCTTGACCATCTGCATAATGAGCTTTGTGAATGCCGTCGCCGACATTTCGACAGCCTGACCCTGCTGGTCCAACGCCGAAGCGAAACCGAGTATCTGGTCGGCACTCAGCTTGGCTTGGCCGGCGATACCGCCGACACGTTTCATAAACTCCACAAGATATCCCTCGTTGGCTGTCGATGCCTGACCCAGGCTGTTGACGGCGGAACCGATGGCAAGCATCTTCTCTTCGAGATTCTTGCCTTCGAGCGTCTTCGACGTGCTTTCGTAGATGTTGGTAAGCTTGCCGACAGTGACCATAGCACCCTCGCCGAGAACGTCGCCCAGGGCGATGTTGATTTTGTTGGCTGCCGATACGAACTGGCGGACTGCTTCCTCGCTGTTGATACCCAGTTTGCCGGCCTCGTATGCCAGCTGGTTAAGATGCTCACGTGCCGTGCGGGTGTCCATCTTTTTGAACGCCTCGTTAAGACTCTCCACCTGGTCGTGAGTCATTCCGGTGGTCTTCATCACGTCGGCATAGATATCGTCGAGGGCTGCAGCGTCCTTCGCCAAGTCCTTCAGTTTGCCGACACCAAGGTCAATCATCTGAAAAGCAGAGTTGAGACCTGTCACAACGTTGGCGAATTCAGCCACTCGCTGCGTGGTACTCTTCCACTCGTTACCCATCCCTTTGACGGCATTCTTCTGCTCGCTGATGACGGCGTTAATCTCGCGGATCTTCATCGAGGTTTTGATGTACTCCTCGCTGCCGATGGTCATCTTCTTCTGCTCGGCTTGGAGTTTACGCATCTCGCCTTCCAACGACTGGAGGGTGCTCTGCACCTCCCTGCCGTTGATGTATATTGTAACCTTACGTGATAGTGCTTTTGCCATATTAATGAATCATTTATTATATGGCAAAAATAGAAAGTCCCCGTCGTTTCGGCGGGGACTGCATTTTTACTTCTTTACACCCATAAACACCCTGATATACTTGTCGCCTTCGTGCTCCGCGACAATAGCGAGAAGTTTGTCTTCCTGCTTGTTAAGACTTCCACTCAACCAGTCGCTCATTGAGCGGCTGGTGTGCCCTACCATATTACGAGGAGTTCCTCTACCAACACCATATTCACGGAAAATGCCGTGGACGGGAAACTGAAAAGCGACTCCAGCAACCTCGCCGGCATCACTTTTCATCTGGTATTGGATGTGGTTCCGCAGTTTTCCTTCCGTCTTTCCGGCTTTCTTGCCGGTCTTGTAGGTGTGGTTTCGGCGTTTCCCCTTGGTGAAAAGCGCCGCCTGTGCCTTCGACAGCTTCTGTGTTGCTCGGCTCCATTCTTCCATTTCACGGTTGTATTCCGTGTCCGTCAGGAACCCACGCCGACCGGAATAAACATCCTTTACTTGAACCTTCTGCGCCATAGTCTATAAGCAAGATATCCTATTAATACGACAACCGTCACTATCATTCCCCATCCGCATTTGATAAGGAACTTCTGTCCGCCGGAGAGCTGTGCCGGCACTCCGACATATACTGTGTCGGCATCCTGTACGGCGTGGAACTCCTCGTGCGTGGTGTCCGAGACAGGTATGTCGATATCAACAGGCTTCCATATAGTCTGTTCCTTGTTTCCGAGGTCGTGATGCAAGAATCCGAGACTGTCAACAAAGGCTGTTGAAAAGGCAAGTGAGGTCTCGAGCTTTGAAGTGTCGGTTGCCGCCGACACGTACACAAGCTTTTCGATGGGTACATAGAAAGGAATGCTGTCGTGGATATGCACAAGGCGTTCCACGATGACCTCACGAACGCTGTCAGCCTGGTTATGTACCGACACCGACGGGGGTACTGCAGTTTTACGGCAGCACCCCGACAGCATCGTCAAACAAAATATTAACCCCAAAATCAAAAAATTACGGCTTTTCATTTCAAGTATTGATTAAGATTATATTCTTCCATAAATTCCGACACCTCGAAACACGGACAGCCTTTTATCCATTCATATTTCGATATCACTCCGTCGCCATTGGTGTCAGGGGAATAGTCACGATGACCTTTGACCTCCTTAATCGGATATATCTCCATCAGGCGCTTCACCAGATGATAGAGTGCGTTTTTCTGGACATAGTTTCTTGTGTCCTTTATCTTGCCATTCTTATCCAGACCGCCGATGTAGCAGATGCCAATGCTCCCGGTGTTGTAGCCGGTCGTATGGGCACCGACCTTGCTGATATCTCGCCCGTCGTGGATACTGCCGTCGAGGTAAATGACAAAGTGATATCCAATGCCGGCAAAGCCGCGCTGTCGGTGCATCTTGTCAATCTGCTTCACAGTCATTTTCTGCCCCTCCTTCGAGGCTGAGCAGTGGATGATTATCTTATCAATCTTGCGATTGGTCTTCTGTTCCAGGTTCTTTATCATAACACAACCTTTTGACCGTTGAACATACGGAGATTGTCGATGCTGACGGCCACCGGGTGGCCGATTTTGTTGCCCGCAGCGTCGCACTGCTGGATGCCACGCAGGCGGTTGGCCTTCATATTCTGACGCAAACCACAAGCGTAGGCGTGGCTATAGTACACAACTTCGCCGTCTTTTGTGTAGTACTCGACCGAGAACAGAACTTTCTTTCCGTACTGGTCTTCGTGTACTTCCATTTCGTTGAGCGCATCGGCTCTTCTGATTGTCTTTGTTTTTTCCATACTGCAAAACTACAATTCCACCCTCACAGCCACAGGGACACCAGAAAAGAGGGTTTCGTTTTCAGGGTGTACCGTTCAAAATCCTCATTCCACAACCAAAAATCTAAAAGCGAAGCGACTTTCACGACTCGAGAGCGGGGGCACGCCCTACCGAACGGCGTGCGAACGAAAAAATGACTCTACCGATATGTGAATGGGCACCCCACCCCCTTGCCGATGCCGTCCACCTGCTGCCGTCCACCCCTCGACGCCGACCGTCCACAGGCGTGTCGCAGACTTGCCTATGGCAGGCGGAGAGCGATGGAAGGCAGTCCATAAGTCTGTAACGGACTTAATGGACTTTCAATGGACTTTAGTCCGTTGTGGCCGCCCTTGTGCGGCAGTCCACCCCGGCAAGTGTGTGACTTTAGGACTGAGTAACGGAATGAAGCAGCCGCAAGTAAGGAAAGCGAAGTCTTCCACTCGCGGCAAGCGGGAATGAGTAACGGAAGCCCTATTGTCATACTCTTGCCTATCGCCCGAAATTGTGTGCTGCTGCCGTGCAGGGACTACATACCAAAGCCTGCGACGTATATAGTCACAAGCAAAGCAGTTCTCTATTTCGGGCTTGCGTTAGGGATAGAAGCACGTTACGCAGTTAAGGCGGATAGCCCGACCCGACAGGGAAACGTCCTAAAAATTAGTAAAGAATTCGTCGTCGTCGCCGTTCAGACAGTAGGCGTACTTGGTCCATATCAGTTTATCAACGGCATCTGAGAAGTGCGTCGCCTCTTCCGGCAGCACTCCGCTGTCGGGGCGTTCGCTCTTCTTATCCTTCTGAAGCTTGCCTTCCACTGTCTTGACCTTGGCATTGTTCATACTGATTAAAGTGTACTTGCACCTGTCGCCGTTGATGCGGAAGCGTGGGATATTTTCGTCCACCTCGCTCAATATGATATTCCAGAGGATATGCTTATCCGACTGTGGCGGCTCCATTCCCGGGTGCATCTCTTCCTGTACGCTCCAGCCATACTTTCGCAGTTCGGCAATGGCCATCTCGTTGTAGGTCTCGTTGTTGACGACGTTGGGATTCTTGTGGTCGCCGTAGCGGTCCTTGTAGAACACCACCTCACGGCAGACGTGGTGCTCGTAGTACTTGGCGAACTTGGCGATAAGGTCGCGGATCATCATATTGTCGCCGCCGTCGGGTTTGGTAAAGAACTCGTTGATCTGTGTCTGACAGACAACGGGCGAGGCACAGCCGGTGGCGAAGTCCCAGTAGCGGGGTTGCTGCACTGTCATCAGGCAGATGCTGGAGCCCCAGTCGAACGACAGTTCCAGCGGTGCGTTGGTGTCGCAGTCGCGGTCGTAGATGCTGCTGTCGAACATCCCGTCCTCGATATCGTAGCCTACCTGTTGCGCTGCGCCTATGATACGGTCGCTGTCGTAGCCGGTATAATAGACGTGCTTGCGTTCCTGAAGGGAATAGAAGCAGTCCTCGACCTTATCGTAGTACATATTCATGATTTCCACCATAAATATGAGCAAAGGCAGCAAGCGCTGATTCTTCAGCAGGTAGTCGAAGCCGAGCATTTCAAGGTTGTCGAAGGCGTTGGAGAGCGTGAACAGTACACCTTCTTTGGAGACAAAGGGGGTGATCTGTTGCTTGAGGCGGTTGATTTCGTTCCACTGCTGGCGGAACTCCGATACCAGCTCTGAGGCTTCGGCGGTCTTGCCGTTGGCGGTGGCTATCTTGTACTGTTGCACCACTTTAAGTAGTTCCACTTGAAGCATTACTATACGGTTCCACATCTCGAAGAGACGGATACCACGCTCCCGCTTGTAATAGTCGGCGTAGACCAGAATCCAGCGTCCGTCCTTGTTGATGGGCATTGAGGTCGAGAACTTGAAGCCGTGGTGCATAGAGATTGGTTTGGCAGACTTGCGGCCAAAGAATTCGAGGTTGCCTCGGTTGGTGGGGCTGACCTCGTTGTTGTACTGCTCCTGGTTGAGCAGCAGGGCTTCGTCGGCTATCTCGTAATCCACATTCGCACCTCGACCGCTACCGGGTTCGCTTTGAGATATCATTGCGAACCGGGTTCCGTTCGAGAAGGAAATAACGTTGTCGAATTTGTTCAATGTCTCGTAAGAGTCTTTGAACCACGACAACGGCTTTTTTCCTACCACATAATTGACATCCTTCTGATAGCCGATCTGGTTGAGCAGTTTTAACGACGAGGGCAGTGTGCGGGTGAGCAGCTGGCCGTAGGTCTTGCCCGTGATGGCGACCACGGCGCCGGGCATCGTTCGGACTATCTGGTCCATCTTGAACCCGATATCGAACGACTTGCCTGTTCCTCGGCCTTCCACACTCACCTCGCAGTGAGCGCGGAGCAGCAGCTTCGGAAGCTGCGCCTGGTTGCCGTATAGTTTTATCTCTGCCATCAGTATATCAATCTGTGGGCATCAGGGTATATCATACTGTGCCTGCCTCACATTATCAATCAGCTTTCCAACAGTTCCACAGCTCCGTCCTCGGTTATCTCGCCGCTCATCATCGCCAGCAGCTTCTGGCGTATGCCGACGGGAATCTGCTCCAGTTCCTCCTCGCTCAGTCGCGACACCGTGCCGTTGATATTCACCTGAATATAGACGGTGTTCTTCTCCATCAGCTTCGGGTCAACCTTCTGCTCCGGCATCGCTTCGAGATGGCGCTGCAGGGTCGCCAGGTTCTTGGCCTTCGACTGGTCGCTGGCGTCCGGATCCGATATCTCGGCCAGCAGCTTCTCCATAAAGAACGTCTCGAGGAAGTCGCGCTTCAGATCGACGTAGTTGCCCCAAGTGGCACGTGCGAAGTCCACATACTTGCACGCCGTGTTGTAGGCCAGCTCGCGCTGTATCATCAGCCGACGGATGCAGATGTTCCGCTGAGGGTACTTCTTCAGCATCTGGTAGCAGTCGAGGCAGATGTCAAGCATACGCTGATACTCCTCCGACAGTGCACCTGACGAACCTGTGTTAAGGTACTCTTTGATGACGTCGAAGTTAAGGTTGCTGACCGATTCAAGTGATTTGCTCATTATCCGAATATATCTCTGTGTTCACGTTCAGTACGCTTGAAGAATTCAAGCATTTTGTCAAGCAGAGGTGTGCTGCCGTTCTTGGCTCCGCTCATCACCACTTGACGTATTTCCAACTCCACCTGCATACGGCCTTGGATCCAACGTTCCCATATCTCTCCCTTCTCGTGAAGGAACTGGTCGCGCACCTCACTCTGCGGAACCTGCAGATGGTACGCAACCTCTTTGTAAGTGAATGCCACACGACCGCACTGTTCCACTTCCTGCAGATCTTTTTCGCTAAGTTCTCTCATTGAATACTTCCTCCAAAATCTTGTTATCCACGTCCACGACGCTGCCGATGGTGCACACCTGGCCGCGTTCCGGTTGTGGATTGGTTGTAAAGTTCAGACTGCCAAAGATGCTTACCTTCCAATGCTCGTTTATGATTGTTGTTACCTTTGCGTGTACCGGAGCTATAGCCACAGGCCAATTCAACTGTAGCATCTGTAATGGTTCCGGATTGCGGACTTTCACTCTCGGATCTATCCATAGTTTGAAGTTCCGGAGCAGACCTTTCTCTCTGAGTTGCAGAAGGTCATCCACAGCCCTTG